TGTGCAGATGTTACTGCGTTTGGCCCTAGTGCAGCACTTCCTACTGCGTCTGTAGCAATTTTGGCTGACGTTACTGCTCCTGTATCTAACTCAGTAGTTCCAACAGCACCAGCCCCAATTTTTGCATTAGTGACTGAATCTGCTGCTAATTTTGCTGAAGTAACTGCTCCTGTATCTAACTCTGTTGACCCGACAGCACCAGCACCTATCTTCGCAGTAGTTACTGCGTCATCAGCTAATTTAGCTGTTGTGATTGCACCTGTATCTAATTCTGTTGTGCCGACAGCCCCTGCACCTATCTTGGCAGTAGTTACTGCATCGTCAGCTATCTTAGCTGTAGTTACGTTGACATTTGCTATCTTAGCTGTAGTAACTGCATCATTTTGTAGCTTGTCAGTAGTTACTGAACTGTTTTGTAGTGATGCTGTACTTACTGTGTTGTCACTAGGAGCACCTATATTCACAGCTTCTCCCATTACAACAGCATGATAAGTAGATCCTGCTGCTGGAGCTGCTGCTAATTTAATAGTACTTCCACTTAAAGCAAAACCTTCAGAAGGTGTAGACGTACCAGAGTTAGGTTTTTGTACTACTCCATTTATACTTAATATTATTTGTTCAGCGTATGAAGGAGCATTAGTAATAGTAAAGTCTTGTAGAGTACCATTAAATGCTGGACTTAATGTAGATATAAAGAAGTTACCTGTATTTTTTACTTCCTCCCAAGCAGTACCATTATAAACTTGAAATACTTTAGAAGTAGTATTATAAAATAAATCTCCAACATCAAGTGATGTAGTTGGTGCTGAACCTCCTACACGATACCTTGCAAAAAAATCATTTAAATCATCACTAAGTTGTTTAACATCAGTTTCATTAGCTAACAATTTGTGATAATTATATACCTGTCCTGAACCAGTTGAACTAAGTAATAAACCTGCACCAGAAGGTAAGACTTCATTATATAAACTACTAGGGAAATTATTTATAGTTACTGTAGACCCACCTACAGTTCTACCTGTTGTACTTGAACCAGAGCTACTGATTGATATACCTCCAGCATCTGCAATACTTAGAACCACACCACTGTCAAATTGTGTGTTTGGAAAAGCTAATTCATTTGCTATAAGTTCAAATGCGTTAAGACTAGATATCTGTGAAGTTACATAATTAACAACAGCAGCAGATGTTGGGAACTTTGCAGCTTCATCAGTCACTGAACTGGCAAGAGTCATGCCAGTTAAGTTGTTTAAGTTTGCTGTTGTTGCTGTTAATGCAGTGCTACTAGCTAAATTAGAAGCTGTACCAGTTGGCATCCCAGCTAACATTCTTAGTTCATTATCACTTAACTTAGCTGTAGTTACATTTTGGTCAAGTATTTTTGCTGTAGTGATAGCATTTGATTGTATGTGGTTAGTATCAACAGCCCCATCTATTAATTCACCACCACCAACAGCATTGTCTGCAATACTATTAGCCGTAATTGTATTTGTTGCTATTTTTGCATCTGTTACAGAATTATCAGCTAAGTCAATGGTCTGTATTGTACCATCTATAATCTGTGTAGTTGATATATATGGTTGAGGTACACCATCTACTGTTGGTGGTACACCTTGAAATATAGAATTTTCTAGTTCATATGCTTTATTTCTAGCTTCTTGAGCTGTAAAGTTAGATTCAGTAGATGAGTCATTAAGATCTTTAGCTCTAATTGTACTACCACTAGCAAAAGTTGTATAACTACCATCTGCATCTCTGGTTCTACGCTCTACTAATACAATAGCACCTTGAGGTAATGCACTATTAAAACGAACTGTACCATTATTATTAACCAGTGTATAATTTTCTAATGTTTCTGTACCTCCAGTATGTGTTATGGCTGGAAAGTATAGAGCTGTTGTATCATTTACTTGTTTATGACTAGCATCTACATTACTTGCTGAATCTTGCCTAAAATGCAAAATACGTTTGTTGTTATTAGCAGATATACCAGCTGTTGTTTTAGTAACATAGACATCTAGATCATCTTGATTATTCAGTTGTATTCCTGACAAGCTGAAATCTGTGGTGGTGCTATTGCTTGTGGCAGGAAATTGTTTTTTAGTTGTGACTGCCATTTATTTAAATGTTTAATGTTTGGTTAATATCCAGGTTTTCTAAGATCTTCTATGACCTCGTTAATACCCTTGACGGTGAAATCTTGGTTTTGTTGTAGTTGTGTCTTTGTCTTTCTTTCATTAATCCTATTGGTTAATGTCTTAGGATCACCACTATCGGCATAGTTGCCTTTCATTATCTCTATTGCTCTCTTCTTAGCGTCTGTATGTACGGCATCTACTAACTCATAGAACACTTCATTCTTATAGTTATAGCCACCCGCTTCATCACCCACAAGTCCCAGTACTCCATCTTTAGAAAACATACCTTTATCGACTTTTCTGTTTTGTGATTTGTATGCTTCTAGACTACTTTGGAACTGTTTACTATTTATAACACGTTCTAGCTCTGATCTAAACTGTTTATCAGTAGCAAGTATTCTTTGTACCTCAGATTGCTCTGGGCCAGTGAGTTCTACCCCATCTATTTGTGTAAGGTTTGCGTTGACGTTGTATCTAATATCTACTAAAGCATCAGTAACAGCATCTTTCTTTTCAAAATCTATACCTATAGGAGAAACCATACTAAATAATCTTAGTAAAACATTATCTGGTCTGTTTCTTAACTTTTTAGGTTGACGCTCTTCATTATATATGTCATACCTTTGTGGTAACATTGGTCTAATTACAGACGCTCTGTATGCTATCTTCTCATTAATAGATTCTAATTCTTTCATACTACCATCTACAAGTTCAGCAAAATCACCAAAACTACCACTATATGGCATAAAACTACCACCTACGTTGGCAAGACTGCCTGTAATAAAACTTTCTGGTTTTTCTGCAGAAAATACGTTAGCAAAATCAGTTAATCCAGATAAAGGGCCATTGTCCACTAGCAAACTACCAGCAACAAAAGATATTCTTGTTAAATTTTCACTAACCAAAGATTCTCCTAAAATATCTGCATCTCCAAATAAATTAGCTACAGTTCTAGCAAGGTTTGACCATATTTCAGCACCTCTATAGTCTATATAAGCACGTTGATCGCTAAATGGCACACCAAATGAGAATGATGTTGGTTTTATACCCGCTTGTTGCCACATTTCTCTTTCTCCAGGCTCTCTAGGTAGATCACCTGTTATCTTACCTTGCATAGCTAGAAGGGTAAATAAGGCTGTTAGACCCATACCAAATTGTACTTTACCTTCAATCTCTGCTATAGCTCCAGGTAGTGTCCTTTCAGTTATACCTAGCTTTTCAAGCTCTACCATATCACCACGTAACATAGCATGGTACTGTTTATTTAATAAAAGTGCAGCAGGTGTGTGGTCAAATGTAATCTTAAGACCGTTAACTGAAGGTGTAATAAACTTAAAGAATAATGAAGATCCTGGAAGTGCAGCTAGTAAGTTAGTAAACTGTTTTGCAACACCGTCTAAATTACTTGTGAGTGTAGCTTTGTCACCACCTAATTGAGCAAGTTTGTCTGTAACAACCTTAACTTTCATAGTAGTACCATTATCTAGTTCTACATCTTTTATTCTAAATATTTTCTTTTCAAATAACTCTTCAAATTTTGGCTGAAACTTCTTAAAATCTGCTATATCTACACCCATATCCATAGCTTCATTAAATGCTTCTTCAGCTAATCTTTGCATACCAATATTATATCTTGCTGCAGCATCACCCGCACCCATAGTAATAGTTGAGTGTCGTGAAAGAGGATGTACATTAAAATCATGTAAAAGATTAGCAACGCTATAACCTATTTCGGTCATTTTATCGTTAGCATACTTATCTTTAAAATATTTCAAACCTTTCCAGTTAGCACTACGCCTTTCTATTGCGTACTTACCAACATAATCCATGTCCTTACCTTTTAATCCTAGCTTGTAGTTTCTAACAAATACGCTTAGAGTATCACTAAAACTTTTTGTAGCTGCATCTAATTGAAATAAGGCTGACGCTGTTTGTCTTTTGAGTTGTTCTGGGTTTTGAAAGCCTGGTTTTTTCATAAATTTAGATGGACTTACTGGACTAATAAACGCCACCGCTTTCATAACTTGTGGATATACAGCTAAAAATCCAGTGTTAGCAACTGCTTTTATAGGTGTTTTAATTCTACCCAACAGACCATTAAATGATATACCATATAACTCTTGTATCATTTTAGATGGTACAGTTTTAAATCTTTGACCTTTTTTACCAGTGTAACCCATGAAACTACCACCAAAAACTCTTGATTTTAGGTAGGTTGCTATATCTTCTATAGCTAATACATCACCATCTGACAAGTGAAATATAGTTATAAGATCTTCAACAGGTTGCATATCACCTGTTTTGTAACCTTGTTTTACTAAACCAATTAAGTTTTCATGTAACTTGTCAGCATCCGCTGCAGCCTCAGCTATAGCAGAGCCACGTTTACGAGCTTGTAGTTTATCAAGTAACTTGACATTACCTTGTTGTAGTTGACCATCAATACCCCAAGCATATGTATACTCTTTAGTCTTAACTGTAACTAACTTCATAAGATCAGCTAACTTTTCAAAGTTTTTCATTACTGTTAGCTTGTTCTTAATTTCTAATGAACCTGTAGCTAGGTTAGACATGGTTTGTGCTAATGATTTAAGAATAATCATGTTAGCATCTTTTTGTATTGGGCCTATGGTGTCAATATATCTAGCTTTACCATTATTATCTAAACCATAAGAGTAACGTCTGTACTCTTTTGTGCCTAATTTAGTACCTTTAGTAATACTTTTTTTGTAAGTATTTAGCAAACTTGTACGATCACCCTTTGTAAAATCACCTATTCTTTGTAGTATAGGTTCAGCTCTTTTTACAGCTTGTATTGCTAAATCTTCATAATCTGCTGGACTATATCTTTTTGACATCTGAGTAGTAATGTCATCTATAACTTCTGTAAAAATTTCTTCCAAATTTTTGTCACCACCCGAAACTCGTTTAATAACATCTTTGGTAATTTTTTCAGCATTATGTATAGGGCCACTAACTTCTTTTAAAATGTCAGCTTCATCAAATAATGTTGATTGTATATCTGGAGATTTCTTTGCTTGATCTACAACATTCTCTACTGCATTGACTTCTTTGACATAACTTACTTTCTCGTAGTCATCAAACTGGTCTGGGTTAACAGTAGGATCTGGTTGTCTACCAGCATTTTCAGAATCTAAGTTAGTACTAGAATATCTGTCATCATTCCATACATCACCTTTGGCTGATCCGTTAGATTGTGCTCTCTGTTGTAACTCTTGTATTGTACCTTGAGCTTCAATTCTTTGATCTAGGTTAGATGTTTCTACATCGTTTAAAGCATTATCATAAGCATTAAGATCTTCTTCATCTAAATGTCTACGTATATACTTATCAAAAGGGTCTGCGGGGTCAATACCAACACCTTGATTAAGTTTGACCTCTGCTAATTTATTTGCACCTCTTTCCGCATTTAAAACCTCTTCAAGCATGGCACGTTTAAACTCTTTAGTACCAGCATCATTACCAAGTTTTATAGCCTCTTGTACAGACTTACCTTTTTTAATGGCTTCTTTAGCTGTTGTTTTTGCAGTTTTAAAACCACCACGAATTAAACCACCAAAGAAATAACCTATATGATTAAGACCAGCTCCCGATGTTACAGTCTTAAGTCTAGATTCCCATGCAGTGTCATTTTCATCTATAGCTAATCTTTGCATAATTCCAGGTAGCAACCAAGGTGTATATTCTTGGGCTAAGTTAGCAATATTAGCATATTCTGATGATTCTGATATAAGTTCTGCAAACGCACCTTCAGCAGATATTTTACCAGCAGCTGTTAAAAACTGTAGTGGTTTGTTACCTGCTATAAAAGCTCCAGCTGATCTTACTAAAGGAGCTTTGGTAAGACCTGTCTTAGCTACACCAAGACCTCCAACACCACCTGTCCATCTAGTTAGTAAACCAAACTCTACTAGACCTCTAGCAAGTTTACCTATATTTGTAGTGTTTTCTGGTTCATAAATATCTGGTATTTCAAAATAACTACCACCTTGATATTCTTCACTAAAAGGGTTTGTTTCTGGATCTACAGCCTTACCTAATACTGTGTTTAGACCTGTATCCATAGTGTCTTTTGATAGTTTTAAAAAACTACCTACACTTTCTGCAGCATCTATAGTACCGCCTACGGTAGATCTAATGCCTTCAGCTACAGGATTGGTAGACGCATTAAGAACCTGTTGTGATTCATCTAGTCTTTGTCTACCTTCATCTGCAATAACTTGACGATCTTCTTTTATTTCTTCTAAAGATCTTTGATCTCCTTGAAATGTATTGTCAATAAAGTCTCTAACTTGAGCACCTGCATTTTCTATACCTTCGCTAAGTTGATTAAGAATACCGCCACCTTCTTGACTCTGTTTTAGAGCCTCTAGTTGAGGGCTACCTACATCTGATAAATTAGGTAGCTCTAACTCTTCATCTTCAACTATGTCACCTTCGCCACCCATAGGCATCGAATTTTCTAGTTCTTCCATTAATCTAAGATTCCTTGTGTTCTAAGTTTGTGTATATACTTATTAGAAAAAGCTCGTATTGTAGGAAGGTTGTACAAATCCATATTACCTCTTAATATATATGCTATATGGTATCTAGTAGCCATATATGTATCTCCATTTGATTTACGCATAGCTGCATTCCAAGATACTTTATTAAGATAGTCCCATACATCTTTTTGTACTAACTCATCATTTTTATAACGATGTATTGCCTTAGCAATATTTAGATTACGTATTGGATTTTCTTCTCCTTTGTCACCTGCTAGACGTGCTAACATTCTTTTTGTGATAGGATATTTACCAATAGTAGGTTCAATTCTTTTTCCAATAGTCAACTTGTTCAAATCCTCTGTAGGATCTATTTGTTTACCATCTACAATTTTTTCAAAATGTAAATGCTCACTTGTACTTGCACCTGTATTACCTATTTCACCTATGACTTCACCGTTATATGGAGCACCTACTTTAAGTGCAGGGTTGTAGTTTTTTAGATGTGCAAATCTATAAACAACTCCATCTTTATCTTGTATATCAATATGTACACCATACTTAGGGTGACTTGCATTTGCAACAACTACACCTTCTTGCATATTAAATGCAGTATGAAATCCAGGAGTAGAGGTTGTACCTATATCAACACCTGTATGTACTAAACTATTACCAATACCATAGTCTGATCTAGCAATACCAAATTTATCTGTAATACCTACTAGAGCATGACCTACATGTTTCTTACCATCTACCAGTGCTAATTCACCCGCATCAAGTTCTAAACCTTTAGCTGTAACTTCATTTCTAATTACAGACTCAAAGTTCATACCTTTCCATGCGTTAGTAAGACTCTTATGATTAAGACCATAGAAATCATTAAATGTACGATCTATAGCTTTAATGCTTGTATTACCTTTAGACTGTAAATCTGACAGTACGTTAGCACCTTCCGAGTTGTGTAATAAATCTTTTAGTGCTTCATAGTTTATAGGTGCTTCATAACCAAAGTCAAGACCAAATGCTTTAGACTGATACTTAGAAAAATCATAATCTGGTACTTTCATTACTTGTGCTATACGAGATATATTTGGATCTGTTAACATACCACCATCGTCCAACTCTACCTTATCTGTTATCTGATCTTCTACAGTTAACTCGTTTGACTTAATTTCTGCTATCATCTCTTTGACGTTAACAGGTTTGTAAAATGCTGGTAAACCTCTATCATTTGCTACATTCTGAAAACCACCATTTATACCAGTTCCATTAGTATTTACATAGTAAATGCTGTCTTTATCTCTAATACCTGCATTTATTAGACCTCTCATCTGACGATCAGCTTCACGTAAAGCCTCACCAAAAGTTAAACTTTGACCTTCATTTTTAGCAGCAGCTTGTATTTTATAAGCATTATTCTTAATTTCAGACATAAATCTAGTATATGCCATACCAAATGTTCCAGAGGAATCAGTTACATTACCATATACATCTATGTCATATGCCTTAGACTTGTTAACTAAAAATTGTTGAAATGATTTAGCTTGATCTTCTACATCTTTCTTTTCAGACTCTGGATATAGTTGATCTAATACCTGTACATTTGGTTGTTGTTCTAAAAATTCTTTGACTACATCTGAGTCTAAAGTTGGATCTAGTATATCCTCAGCAGTTAACGCACCTTGATCTATTATTTTACCTTTTAAAGCACCTACTGTATCATAAGCATCTACTGGATCTATAAATAATCTACTTATATTATCAATAGCATCTTTTGACGCTAGAGGGTTATTCTTAAGTAACTCACCAGCAAAATCTAGTTTATCACTTTCTGTTGCTCTTTCTTCTTTAGGTAGATCTCTTTGTTCTTGTATATAGTTAGTTACACTTGTTTGTACATTAGCTGTTTGAAAACTTTTACTACGTTTATAGTTTTCTGATACAGCATACTGTTTTAGCATTGTAATTGATGTAGTGCTAAATCTATTTGGGTGTAAGTCTGCTAGACTCTTAAATCCTGCAGGTGTATCACCTTTTATAGACAAAGCATAATTCAATCTTTTATGTAATAAATCTGGATTATTAGAACGAGCAAAAGCATCTTTAATAAGATCTTCTATTTGTGTTATAGCTTGATTACCAATAGATGAGTCCTTTGTTGCTTTGAGATGTGGTCTAACTAAACTAACGTAACTGTTTAGAATGTCAGATAATTCTGGAGCTCCTGGGACGTTATCTAACGCGTTGGTAAGTAGTAGCTTTGTACCTTCAACTTGACTAGCAGCAAACTCATTATCAAGAGCTGTAAAGCGTTCTTTTAAATTAGTTTTTAGTGCCTTTCTAGCTGGTTGTACAAGTAACTTATCAACACTTACATCACTTAAATTACTTCTATTTTGATCTGTCCATTGACCTAATATATAATTACCAGCTACAGCTAATTGATTTTTAGTTAGGTTAGGATCGTTTATTGCAAACCGCACACCATTGTTATCAATTAACTCTGTGCTATTTGTTCTCAACTCGTTATCAAAATGAGCACTAAATCCTTCTACCTTAAGTGCTTTATCTCTAACTTCATAGCCATAATTAAATGCACCAGAAAATATACCTCTTACCTTTCTAGCTTTCTCCTTACCAAATGGGTCATTACTATTTTCTAATTTAGTAGCTAAGTCATTACCTGTTTTAGTAATACTAAGTTGTTGATCTCCAGCAGCTTTGACTGCATCAAAACCAGTAGGTTCAACTTCTTCTTCATCTGGGGGTGGTTCTACTTCTAACTCTTCTTCCATCCTAGCTGCAGCTCCAGCAGCACGGTTGTAGTCCATAGCATCTTTAGCTAAACTAGGTACGGTGTTTGTAAGTAAGTCTCGTAAAGTATTACTAAAGTTACTAGCTAATTGTGCTTCATAATTAGATACTCTAATAATGTTGTTTGTTTGACGTTGCTCTTCTTGTGCTTGTTCTTGTGCATTTGCAACGTAATTTTTAAGTTGTTCCTTTTGAGATTTTTCAAGAAGTTTTGCTTCTTGTAATTTTTGTTTAGTGATGTCAGCAATTTTTCGTTGAGTAAATCCAACTTGCCACTCACCTTGTCTACGAAATCCTTTTGCCATTATGATTTAGTACTCCACCAAGGTAGATCTGGATTAGAATGACCAATGCCAGATCCAATTTTTACACCTGCACTAAAGCCTGTCATGATCGACCCTAACATGCCTGGTTTTTCGGGTGCTGCCATCTTGACTGGTCTTACAGTCTTGAACTCAGCCACAGGAGCCATAGGTGCAGCTACGACACTGTTATATGCTTGAGAATCTGCAGCGTACTGACTAAGAAGTGTGTTGTATTCTTGTAGTCCAAACGACTGCCTTGCATTAAATAAACTTGCATTTACTGCAGCCTGTTCTTGACCTAATTGACGTTCTTGGTCAGTAAGGGTTAACATAGTAGATTGTCCTGCTGACATACCACTAGCTAATATTGTACCTTGTGCTCGTATAGATTCTGCTAATTTTTGTTGTCCTTCAAATGCAGCCTCTGCAACTTTTTCTTGTAGTTTTAGTTGGTTGGCTGTTGAAGCTCTTGATTGTTCTAATTGGTTGATGTCTTTCTGACGTTCCATCGCTGTGACGGATGCAGATTGGGCATCTAGTTGTGCTTTAAATAAGTCTTGTTTTTGTTGATCTTTGAAAGCAGAAATTGTTATCTTGTTAAGATAATCCTGCTTTGCCATATAGTTTGACCTATCTACTGCAGCTTTCTGGGCTCGGTACTGTGCCATTTTTGCTTGGCGATCTGCAATCGCAGTGCCGACACCACCTATACCAGCTAAAGCTAATGCTGGGGTACACATAATTTATAAAATTCTATTAAGGGTACATTGTTGTAAACTGTGTAATTTAAAAAGTTAAACTTTAGCAGTTTGAGCAATTTGATATGTTGCTCATTACGCATGTCTGCATAATTGTGTAGATAAGGATTAGATAGGCTGGCTATCCAGCGTTTAGCCTCTTTTACAAATGTATGTGGATACTCTGTACTAGCATCAGTACATAACATCCATATTGCATGTGAAGAGGTTACTCCTGCCACTCCAGCAGTCTTGCCGTTGGGAACCTTGAAAAACACAGAATATGTAGAGTTGAGATGTGCTTGCAATACCGCTGCGGGTGCATGCAATCCTGTTGTTTGTTCTGCCTCACGTTTATCTTCAAAACGTAAGTTCAGCCCTACCTCCAAAGCTAACTCTGGAGTGCAAGGCTGAATATACTTACCTACGTACATGTCGTCTTGGGTTGTAAATGCCGTCCCAGCTTCCTGAGATTATGGCGGTAGAAAATGGGTCTGGTACTTGTATTTGTAATGTATATTTTTCGTTCTTTCTTTGTATAGGTACTCTAACACTTTTAGCTAAATCTGCAGGAGGCTTATCAAATACAGAAGTATTAGATAGTATACCAGACTCAAATTGTACATAATCGTCTATATCCTTTGTAGTATTACCATTAGAGTCTATAAAAGTAAATGGTGATGTAAGATGAAACTCCATAGGGCCACCTACACCCATTTCAAAATTTATACCTGATATACGTAAGTCTCCATCTGTATCATAAGCATTGTTACCTAAATTTAAGTAATATGTAGGTAATTCAATAATGCTTGTATATTTGTAACCTACAGCAATTTTTGCTGCACTATGTAAGTTTATATTGTTAAACGTAACTGTACCATGTACAACACCCGATATAGTAACAGAACCAACAGCATCTGCCTGTCTGACTGTACCAGCAATAGAATTACCATCACTGTCATTACCAGACAAACCTACCATAAATAAATTTGTAGTGTTTGCAGGTACATATGGTATACGTAGTACAGTTTTTTCTATAGCTGAAGTTGTTTGAGCTGACCCAGCTACGTTTGTAGCTATAGTCATGTTATCTAAATGTGCTTCAAACTGTCTTGAAGTTTCAAGTGGTGAGCCAACAGTACCTGTACCTAGTACATATGCCCTAGTATTGTCAGCATCTGCTACATATTCATACCTACATAGTTTGTAACTACCATCATGAAAAGTAACCGTAAAAAAACTACCACTTGTATAAAACATATGCTGCATAGTGCCTGTAAGTGTCCAGCTATACCATGCAGATTGTTCTCTTTGCTGACCAGCATCATAGTATTTATAATGATAAACTCTATTATCACCTTTCTTACCATACGTAGTAATACCTATAGCTGCAGAGTTTGTAGAGTTAGTTATATCTTTTGGTAAAAATTCTGGTACAACTCTAGTCTGTTCTATAATTTTAGGTGGAGTATCATCATCTACGATTGTAGCCTCAAATGCTCTTGCATATGCAGATACATTAGACGTGAATAAAACCGAAGTACCTAAATCTACAGGTTGTATACTAGCATCACATTCATAACTAGCTATTTTTTTTAACCTAGCTGTTTTAGGGCTAAATATATCTGATTCAGTAAATAACAAAAATTGACCATTATCACTAAACAGCATTAAACCTTTATTTATAGGTAATGTATGATTAATAAATGCAGGTTTTAAATCTGATACAGTTATATCTATTGGGTTGTCATCACTAGCTGCTATAGCTGAGACAATAAATAAATTAAAATATTGTCCAGGCTGACTCATTACAACTTGTTCACTAGCAATTAAACCTAATCTGTTTCTGTGAAAAAACATTTCAGTTATTTCTTTACCAGTAATAGTTGGAAATGGGTTAGAATCATTATCACCTACTTCTCTATTTTTCCAATAATTCTCAGTAGTACCTTTACTAGCTTCATCTAACTTAGTAAAAGTAAATGAACCGTTACGGTTGTTTATCAAAGCGTGTGGCATTGTATCTGGATCAAATCCAGCTTTCATTTCATCAACTGCAGCCGTACCAGCAAAATTATGAGGACGTACCGTTTCTTCGTAACTACCAGCTCCACCCGTACCATTGTCAGCTTCAAACTTTACATAGTAATCATCAGTTTCTAAATCACCAGTGTTTGCTATTTGAGCTATATATCCATGTTTATTCATGGCTGGAAGTCTACTAATATCCTGTGCTTTTTGACCTATTACACTCATATTTTCATTTACAGCACCACCAAGAAAGTTTACACTACCAGCATCCGTACCATTTAAATATAAACCACTACCTATAACTTCAGCTGTTACATTACTTAAATTACTATTAACAGCCGTAGCTAAACCATTAAGAATGGAAGCCATAGATATAGTACCATTGTCTGGATTCTTTGGTGTTTTAAAAAAAGCAATACCTGATATACCTTCATATGTAGTAACAGGTTCTACAGCTTCAACTGATATACGATAGTTTATACCTTCAATGTCAACTGTTATAGATCTACCTTCCGCATTAGATTTACTTGTAGTTTTAATTAAACCACCGTCTGTTAATGTAACAGTTGCAGTGTATCTTGTTCTGTAATTTTGTGTATAACCTAAAAATTTATCTTCATCAGAGCTATCATCACCTTGATAATTAGCAGTGTTGCTGAATATATAACTTGTACCATTTACTTGTAAACTACCCTCAATATTTTCTGTATCAGATTGTGCACCAGTTACAGCAGCACCTCCACTAAATGACCAAGTTAATGTACCAGATTTTGATTGATTTGTGTCAGTAGAATCCCATGTAGGGCCATCCTCAGTAGTACCATCAAGTCTGTCTACTTTAACAGAAGTGACTCTAAAAAAAGTTTGAGGGGTGGGTGCAGTACCAGTATATAAAATGTATTCAGTATTGTAAGCAACAGTATCCAACCTAGCATATGAGTAATCTCCATTATTTATAGGTGCAGCTGTAGTAGCACTAGACTTAGCTACAGTTTTATTTGGGTTAGCTATAAGTGTATAGTCTTGAATTGTAGTTACAGAATATGGTTTAGTTGCTCCATCAAGATAATTAAAAGTACTATCTCCAACTGCATTAGTTAAACTTTGTTCATTACCAGTTGCTAAATCCCATACTCTAATAGGTTTTACACTACTAGACCCAACATTGCTTTCTGTAATTTGTACTAAATATTTTTCATCTCCATCTCTTAATATTTCATACCAGTGTCCTGTTGTAGTAGACCCTGTTAATGTACCTACAAACTCTGCAGGAGGACGTTTCTTAAGACCAAATGTTATGTCTGGGACGGCATTATCACATACCCTTAACTGTCCTGGAAATTTTATTTTATCTGGTTGTTGAGATACACCCCCTAGAAAGTTTGGGATA